AAAATGTCACATGATAATAACAATCAACCCAGGTGATACTTTCAACAAATGTTGAAAACTATCCTGCTTTGATAGTTAGCTGTGGGCTAATTATAGTAGCACTAAAATACAACCTGATGTTAATAAAAGTCAAAATATTGCACATTATCTGCCTATTCTGTACATAAATGCAATTCTATTGCACATTATCACCTTTGATAGTTTCATGCTGCTTATTATCAAAACACACCGGGAATTGATAACAGTGTATCTTTTTTGATACATATTCTATTCGAGATAATACTCAAATTATGTCAACTATTGGATATAGAACGCGATAATCAGGCGCGATATGCCTGAATACCCACTTATTTTATAAGCGATATGACCTATATTTTATGCGAATATTCCCTATTGACATTTGTATTACATTGTGTATATAATATAAGCATACAAGAGGAGGCTTATGAATAAGACAAAGGTGATACAGGTAAGACTTGGCGCGTTACTGATGGCAAAGCTTGACGCTGAAGCAAAGGACGCAGGGCTGAGCCGATCTGAAATGCTCCGCAGGATACTGGAGCGAGAGGTCCACAAGGACACAACCGGAGAAGTAAAATTAGTTACAAGAGAGATGGTGGAGGAATAAAAATGTGTAAAGGATTTGGGGTGATCGTAACAAAGGACGGACGGTACTTGTTTTGTGAGCCGGATACGAACGGTGACGTTTCACATTCCAAGATATTGAGTCGGGCTGGAATCAAAGAGAATACCGACCAATTTAACCGTGCATTTGTCAGGGTTGAAATCCCAACGTGGGATATTAGAAGTTTTAGATTTGACGAAGAAGATACTTTGCCAGGATGGGTTGACGAAGACGAAGTAAAGAATAGATGTAATAAGCTACTAAAGCGGGTATATCCCGCGCGGGCAGAATACGAGAAAGTTTGTGATACCGCGTGGGCAAAATGCGAGAAAGTTCGTGATACCGCGTGGGCAGAATACGAGAAAGTTTGTGATACCGTGTGGGCAAAATACGAGAAAGTTTGTGATACCGCGCGGGCAGAATACGAGAAAGTTCGTGATACCGCGTGGGCAGAATACGAGAAAGTTTGTGATCCCGCGCGGGCAGAATACGAGAAAGTTTGTGATACCGCGCGGGCAAAAATGGTTACAAAAATATCCTATATTGACGGATATGTGAGGGCATAATGGGCGCTATTGCATTGGGTATCATCCTACTGTTTTTTATGGCGATTTACTGCATGATCGAGGAGGGGATATGAATATTGCCAAATTGAACGAACTAATCCTTGCGGTTGAGAGGTGCGCAAAAGCAGATCAATTGGATCCTACATTCGCAAAAGACCGTGCTTTACTGTGGGCTAAAATAGAACTACGAAATTATGTTATTGGTGAAATTGACAAACAAAAAAGTGATATAATAAGTTATCACTCTGGCCAGCGTAAAGGGTAGCACCCGGACTGGCGACAATCGGCTAAAATGCCTGTGATCTATGAGAGACCGTAACCCTTGTGGGCGGTCTCTCGCATTACGAGGAGAGAATTATGAGTGTAGAGTTATATCAAGGCGACTGTGCTGAAATATTGAAATCGTTGCCAGAAAAATCAATCCAATGTGTTGTAACATCCCCGCCTTATTATGGACTTCGGGATTACGGTACGGCGAAGTGGGAAGGTGGCGATCCAGAATGTGACCATAAGATGAAAATACAATCAACAAGAGGTGGACCGAAAAGCACTATTACTGGAGGACAAGATACCAGCGCTCACGAAATGAATTATAGGGACATTTGTGGTAAATGTGGTGCAATCCGTATTGACGAACAGATCGGTTTGGAATCCACTCCTGATGAATATGTATCCAAATTAGTACAGGTATTCCGAGAAGTAAAACGGGTACTGAAAGATGACGGTACGCTGTGGTTGAATTTGGGGGATAGTTACGCAGGAAGTGGCAATGGTTGTAATAGCGACGGTACGCCACACCCAGCAAGTTTGACAGGGAAACAAGGAACTAATCACGGTTCTGTGCAAGGCTTACATATTCCACAAAAGGCAGAAGAAATTGGGTTGAAGCAAAAGGATTTAATCGGAATCCCCTGGATGGTCGCCTTCGCATTACGTGCCGATGGATGGTATTTGCGGTCAGATATTATTTGGGCAAAACCAAACCCGATGCCTGAAAGCGTCAAGGACAGGCCGACTAAATCACACGAGTATCTTTTCTTGCTGTCGAAGTCACAGAAGTATTACTACGATGCGGAAGCGATTGAAGAGAAATCAATGAGCGATAATTCTGGTGGATGCGTTTGTGGCAAAAAATATAGTGAGGTTGGATATAACCCGCAGTCAGGAAACGAATATGTGTCAGATGGTAGGCGCAACAAGCGCACAGTATGGACCATCAATACCCAACCATTCAAGGGCGCACACTTCGCGGTAATGCCTGAAAAACTTGTCGAGCCGTGCATACTTGCAGGGAGTAAACCCGATGATACCATACTCGACCCGTTCAATGGATCTGGAACGGTTGGCGCGGTGTCAGTAAGAAACGGTAGAAGTTACATCGGTATTGACCTCAATAGCGAGTATATTGAAATGGCACGAGAACGGATATTCGCAGCACAGCAACAGATGCGCCTTCCGATCTAATTGTGGTATAATAAATTGAGGGTCACACTCACCCCCTCTCCTCCTTTCTCTAGGGCGCGTCTATTTCAAAATGGCGCGCCCGACCCTTTTAAGTGGCTATTTATACCTTTTTCTGCTTAAAATGCGTTAGAATCGTTCCTGTTCAATTCTAGGGCTATTCTAGCGCGTATCCGAAACAAAAGCCCCCTTTCGGGGGCTGATGACTAAATTCCATTCGATTGTATTTGAGGGCAATACTCCTTTCTTATTACTCTAATAGGATAGGATACTTACAGAATTATGAGGTTGCCTCCTTTTTGAAAGTGAACTCATACTTCTCTGAATCCCCGCTGTCCTTCGCGCGAATCAATACAACGGGGTTATCATTCGTGAAATCTATTACGATGTTCCCCTGGTGTTCCGGGAAGGTGAACGCGATAATGTGATCCGGCTTTACTTCAGTTATCAGCTTGTCCATTATCCACCTTCTTGATGAACTTGACATTCGGATTGAGGGGATTGAACGCCAGGATAGCACCTTGGGGGTTCTTGACCCACCACAGGCCGTCTTCCTTGCGGAGCAGTTCATACCTCCAATCATCCCGCGTGAGTTCATCCTGGTATAGCAAAACAATTTTATCGCCAACGTGAATCATAGTATCCTCTTTCATCTAGCCTCCTTTTCTCTAACCTAATTATACACAATCAAAATTGAATGTCAATAGGGTATTGATTTATTTGTAAACTCGTCTATAATAATTTACAGGAGGACGTTATGCAACCAATAGAATACTACATCAATCTGCGTGGTAATTTCTGCGAGAATTGCGGGTGCAGGCCAGCCAGCGAATTACATCACGCAATCATCCGGCGGTCCAAGAAGCACCCGGAGTATGACGCGCCGGAGAATTTAGAATTAGTCTGTCGTCATTGCCATGCTTCGGGTGATCTGGATAGTTACAGCCACTCCTGCGTATTCTGGAAACGCCAGGTATCGCGGGGCTACGATATGGAGAAGTGGATCCAATCCCTGGGACTGAAGACACGGGAGTTCTATGTATAAGAGAGGGTAGATGTGAAAAGGACTTGGATTACCGTAAAACGCGGAATACTTGAACCAAAGCACAGATTTGCGCTAGGCGAATTGATCTATCTATTTTTATTCATTCTGGATATTACAGGGTGGGAAACGGGGATTATTGAGGAATGGAGCGACAAGGGGGTTGCTGAAGAGATGGATATGCCACTTCCTACTTTGGTTGACCAACGGCGAAAATTGCAGGAAAAAGGGTATATATCCTGTGAAAGAAAACAGCACGGGATCAGGGTAATTGTGCATAACTGGACCAATCCGAGAGAATATACGGGAAAAAAGTATAACGAAAAAATCCCGATTAATACCCCGATTAATACCCCGATTAATACCCCGATTAATACCCCGATTAATACCCCGATTAATACCCCGACTTTTAAAGACACGCCGACATTTGATGTTTCTTCATACAATCAAAAGTCACAAATCACAAATCAAAAATCAATAGAAGATATATCGGGCAAGCCCGAACCAAACCTTGAACCCTGTGACGAAGACGGAGTGCCGGATTCATGGAAAGAAAAACCAAAAGGATCTAAAAGCCATCCAGCAATTATTGCATTCAGGGAGGTTGCGCACAAATACCCAAATAAAATATTATATGATACGGTGATTGATATTCTAGGACCATCCCCTGATATTCCAAAAATGGAGAAGTGCTACCAGGAATGGATAGCGCGGGGGTATAACGCGAGTTCGATCAAGTGGCTTGACTGGTACGCGGTGACGATCCCCAACCGAAAAGGTGACAATAAGTTTGCGGTGACAATGCCAAATGATGAATTTTACGATGTGATAAAAAGGTAATTTGGGGTATTGACATTTGTATCACAATGTCTATAATAATAAGGGAGAGGAGCGATATGGACGATCTAAAATGGTTACTCAATCAAGGGGCAGAGATACATTGTAGACACTGGCACATAGCAGCCGAACCGGACGAGCCAGGATACACGGTATTTGATGACAGGGCGTGGCACGGGCATCATCGCCTGACAGTAGAGGACGCATTAGAATTGATGAAGTCAAAAATAGAAGAGGAGAATAAGAAATGAATGAAATTGTAAAGTCAGAAAGTTATATTGCACCAGTTGTGAATGTGAATAGTGCATTGGAACGCTATCAGGCAATGAAAGATTTTATTGAGGGTATTCTAAAAAAGGATACTGACTTCGGTATTATTCCTGGCACAGGAACGAAGCCAGTATTACTAAAGCCAGGAGCAGAAAAACTCGGAGCGTTCTTTGGGCTTCGTCCAAGATTTATCTTATCTGAAAAGGTGGATGACTGGACCGGTAAGGATCACAATAACGAAATGTTTTTCTACCGCGATTACAAATGCCAGTTATATCGAGGGGATGAATTGATCGGCGAAGGTTGTGGGTCATGTAACTCGTGGGAAACAAAGTACCGCTATCGCAAAAGCGCCCGCGTATGCCCTGAATGTGGCAAGGAAACAATCATCAAGGGGAGAGAAGAATACGGCGGCGGCTGGATTTGTTTTGCGAAAAAAGGTGGGTGTGGTACGAAATTCAAGGACGGAGACCAGTCCATTGAAGCGCAGGAAACCGGAACGAGCGTCAATAAAGATGTTGCCGATCAGGTGAATACGATTGACAAAATGGCACAAAAGAGGGCGTTTATCGCCGCTATTCTTATTGCCACCAATGCCAGTGATTACTTTACCCAAGATCTTGAAGATTTTGTCAAACATCCAGAAGTCATTGACGGAGAGTTCAAAGAAACAGTAGAACAATTCGCAAAAGAAACAGGAGCAAAGGTCGCGGAAGTAAAAATTGTTGACAAGACCGACAACCAGGCGCGCAACAAAGCCTTGTATGAGATGAAAAAACTCGCGGCAACGAAAGGGCTAGACAGCCAGCAGACCAATGAAATTCTAGCGTCCTGCGGTGATGACCCATTCGCTGCTATTGAAAGGGTCAAGGAACTTTAGATCGAGCAGCCCGCCCGTTGGCTTTATAAGCGGGCAGAGGAGGAATGGATGAAATACTACAAGTTTCTAACAAGTGAAAACAAGGGGGCGTATAGCGACTTTGACTATACCGACTATCTTCCAAAAGACGGACAACCTGGCAAGTGGCTTCCGAAGGTAGAAGATCTGGAGTTATGCGAGAGTGGCTATCACGCTTGTACCCGCAAGGATGTTCTACGGTGGGTCAATACGCAGATGTACGAAGTAGAACTGCGAGGTAAGAAGAAAAATGGGAATGAGAAGGTTGTTGCACAGGAAATGCGTTTTATCCGTAAAGTGGATTATAATGAGAGAATACTTCGCCTTTTTGCCTGTTGGTGTGCGGAGCAGGTTTTGCCAAACTTTGAGAATAAGTACCCAGAGGATAAGCGACCAAGACAGGCGATAGAAACCGCTAAAAGGTACGCTGATGGAAAAGCGACTAAAAAAGAATTATCCGCAGCCAATTCCGCAGCCCGTTCCGCAGCCGATTCCGCAGCCCGTTCCGCAGCCAATTCCGCAGCCAATTCCGCAGCCAATTCCGCAGCCTATTACGCAGCCCGTTCCGCAGCCAATTCCGCATCCTATTCCGCAGCCAATTCCGCAGTCTATTTCGCAGCCTATTTCGCAGCCGATTCCGCAGCCTATTTCGCAGCCGATTCCGCAGCCGATTCCGCAGCCTATTTCGCAGCCGATTCCGCAGCTACAAAAAATCAATCTGACAAGTTTATGGAAATGGTAGGTGAATAATGGACATACACAATCACGATAAATATCTAGATCCACCGGATGAACCCGCAAAGGGTGAGTGTGTCAAGTGCGGCGATATGTTCGAGTGGCAGGAATTGAACGATGATTGCATCTGCGAAGAGTGCCAGAAGTACCAGGACGCGCTGGATCAGGAGAGAGAATGAAAAAAGAATTGATTGTCTACGTAGTAACAATGTATCGTTATGGAAATAGGGAGCGCCATTCGTATGTATGTGGAGTGTTTACAGATAATGACGAGGCTAAAAAATGGGCGGAAGACGAGATGATATTTAGGGGCAATAAGTATGTTCCCGAAATTACCTGTTTTGCTTTGAATAATCCTCATATTAATCCCAATAAAGAACTGGAACAAATTGGAAAATTACAATTTGTTCCGCCAACTAATTATGGGAGTTTCTATGATAAAGCCGTGATTGCATTGGGATTTTCTTCTGCGTCATTGCCGTCCAGTTCTATGGATGAGGCAATGCTATGTAAAATATCAGACCTATTTTGGGCGGTGAATAAATTATCAGATGCGCTGAAAGTTACCTATGAAAAACTGCCCGCTCATTGGAGAACACCGCTTCCTTTCAGTTACTTTGAAATTATGGAGCGCGTCAAGAAAATTCTAAAAACAGGGAGGATCGTAGCATGACAATCCGTATCTTGCGCGAAAGTCAACTGCGGGAGTATCGCAGACTGGTGGCACAAAAAGGGAAGGCTGAGGCATTGGCGATATTCCGGCGCGATCTGATATTCAAGATGGGTAGCGAATGGTGGGACGCGAATAAACAAACGGTATTGGCAGAATTGAAGAAAATAGACGAGGAGAGGAAATGAAATGTGAAGGTTGCTGTTTTGAGGATGGCAGTTGTAGCGGAGAGGTCAAACAAGTTTCTGTGACTGGACCGCACGACTGGGGAACATTCAATTATTGTGATACTGCTATTTCAGAGGATAGGCGCAGAGGATTCACGGTGACAATCCTTACCCCCGCCCCCGCAGTAACGAAGGAGAGTGAAAAGTGAGCGAACTAAAAGCGTGTCCGTTTTGCGGGAAAGCACCATTGGTTAGAAGTTTAGGGGCAGAAATGATAATCTGTCCGAATGGATGTGTGTTTATGGCGACTGATGACCGACTGGAACGCTGGAACACACGCCCCCTAGAAGATGCACTGAAAGCCGAGAACGCCAAACTGCGTGAGGCGCTGACTGATTTACTTTCGCTGATTGACGAACATGGCGAGGCTACTATTCGCGCACACGCCACACAACTTTTAAAGATACGGAATATTGCAAGAGCAGAGGAGGCTTTGAAATGAGCGAAATTAATTTGAAGTATGTCCATGACTTAGAATGGCAGAACGCCAACTTTCGCGTCAGAATCGCCGCGCTAGAGGAAGCAGGGGATGAATTGACAGACCCTGTCTATTGGTCAGAGACTGGTGACCAATTTGAATGTGTTTATTGTGGAGGGCATGAGTTACAAAGAGCAGACGTAAATCACGATCCCGACTGCCCCGTAACGCTATGGAATCAGGCAAAGATTGACAAGGAGAAAAAATGAGCGAACTAAAGAAATGTGGAATTTGTGGTGCGGTATCTATCAGAAAAGATGGACATATTTTTCATAAAACAGATGATTGTATTCGTAACCTTGAAGCACGGATATTGGAGCTTCACTCCAAGATATCCCGACTGATAGAAGCAGGGGATAAACTTACAGATCCGATTTATTGGTCAGTGGCTGATGATTGCTTTGTATGTATTTATTGTGGAGAGTACGAGCTACAAAGAGCAGATGTAAAACATGCCACTGATTGCCCTGTTACTCTATGGCAGAAAGTGAAGGAGGAAAAATGAGTGAACAACTAACGATGGACAATATTCATAGCAATGGACGTTGGACACAGGGCGGAAATGGCTCTCACTGGGATGGGTGCGAGGACGTTCATTGGGATTGTAAAATTGTTGCCCTCACTGCTAGGATTGCAGAGTTGGAAGCAGAGAACCGCTGGATACCAGTCAGCGAGAGGTTGCCGGAACATAAACAGCCCGTATTGGCAGCTGCTGACGGAGAAGTTACTAACACTTATTATGATGTCAATTCTAGAAAATGGAGCCAAAGTGAGTATTTTTGGTTCCCTGATGATACTGTCACCCACTGGCGATCCTTACCATTATCCCCAAGTGAGGAAGAATGAAAAAAGTGTATGTAGTTACTATGTATCGTTATGGTAATCGAGAAAAACACTCCTACGTTTTAGGTGTATTCACAACTCGAAAATTAGCAGAACAATGGGGTGAAACAGAAAAAACATATCGTGCTGGAAAATATGAACCCGATGTTACAAGATTTGTTATTGATGACCCCGTAGCAATTACCGCAATGAGTGAGAAGGAGAGAGAATGAAACCAGAAGATAGAAAACGACTAAAGCAGCATATTGAAATGATAGTTGAGCACAAAACACCTGTAGAGGAATTAGAGGATACAATCCGCCGACTTCGCGTTGAACTTCACACACTCCGCTTCAAGGAATCCCAGGAACAGCGGTTTATCTGGTGGGTGTGGAATGTGTATTCAAGAAATGTCAACGATTTGATTTACGACATTATGGGCGCGACAACCTATGATACAGAAGGCGAAGCGAAAGAGGGGAAATATGGCTTGCCAAAACATTGTTTTGATTTGATGAAACGCATTGACGAATACACAGAGCATATTTACGACGGTACTTATTTGGACATTCAAATGAGTATTAATGATGATTTGTCTGAGGCTAATCAATTACTCAGAAGTGCATACTCAATAGCAAAGCGGAAAGGCGTAGAAACAAATTGGGACGCCTTTGAAAGGTCGCTTGAAAAAGAATTAATGTTACAGCACAATCGTGCTGATATTAGACTAAAAATAAGCAAGGACGTAAAAACCTCAACAGATAATAACAAAGGAGAATTAAAATGACTTCTGTTTATGTATTAATAGCGAATGAAAATGAAAAAGTAAAAGAATGTATTGTAATTCCAAGTGATGAACAAAATATAGAGTTTGGGGTGCGACATGCGTTATTTGAAATTTATGGAGACGCGAATGTATGCGCCTCTAAAAGAGAGATCGGACATATACCAGATAACGTAGCGCATTATTTGGCAAAAAAATCCTTCAAGGCGCGCCGCAATTTATGGATACCATGCTCTGACGCGTCTCGCCCTGTCAACGGAAAGCGTGTTCTTGTGAAACTTTCAAATGATTGGGTTTGTTGTGCAACATATTTTTTTGTAAACACTGGTTCTGTATGGAAGGCAGATAATGGTCAAGAATTAATAGGTATTGTCTCGTGGAAAGGACTAGAAGAATGAAAAGCGAAGTTGCATTATTCAAGGATAAGAGAGCCGCGAGTGCCAAAGAGATAATTGCTTGTTATCGTTTCTTTGGTTTTACAGATAAGGAAATAGTCGCAGAGATGGAGAAAATTAAGGGGCTGCGCGTCAGCAATCCGCCGGCTAAAGTTGCAGACACACTGAAAGCCGTTGATGCCGCAAAAGACTATCTATTGGATTGCAACAAACCTTCAAACTCTGATGTTTCAGTGACACAAAATATTATTCAAAGACCTGCTGACCCTTCGCTGGAGGAAGGATAAAATGCCAGAAAACGAATTGGGAATACGCGCGGGTTATGAGGTTCTACAAAGGTATACATGCAAGAATCGCGTTACAAAAGCAAAAATAAAGATGGTACGGATTAAGTATATTGTCAATGGCAAAGATGCCGGACGAGGAGTTTATCTAACCTGCCTTGACCATAATGAAACCAGACATTGCCAAAACAAGACGGAGGCACTGTATCAAATGCGACAGCCGTGGGTATGGTGTGATGGATGCGCTCAAATCCATTTTAATACCGAGTGGCAAAATCAGTTACATCATGGGGTGGAAGACGAGAATTATGACTAACAATAATACTAATCGTCATTATAATAATCATTAGAAGAGGTCTTTTTGTTGAAAGGATAATATGAGCGAATCAGACGACAAAGCAGATGTATATTTTACGGACAAATATCATGGGATTATGGCGTCCAGATATACCAATTTTGTGCCGGCTGTTGGCGACCGCGTTTCTTTTTTGATAGGTGATGAAACAAAAGCCTGGAAAATTATATTACGTTCTTGGCGTTATGAAAAAGACCGTATGAGCGTGCACCTGTTTATGGAGGAAATATGAGTACAGACGAACCGTATCAACCAATTGTAATGCGAGAGAAGTATGTATGCAGTGACCAGGATGAAATCGGGTGGGCGCTCGGTAAGGTTCAACAATACGCAAGAGAGAACGGCATTCTCATGTATGTAATCCGAAAGAATGGATTTTACTATATGACCGATATGTACGTTCCAACTGGAAAACGAGTGGCGATTGTGTACCCTGGCGGAAGAACTGAATTAGGGTGCGCGTTTGAAGGAAAGAGGGCACGGGTGACGACTAACGAAAGACGAGGAATCTAAATGACCATAAACGAAATGACGAATGATGAACTAGACAGACACATAGCAGAATTGAAAGGGACTGTTTCACGCGACCACAGAGAAACGTATCCTTGCTATACCACCGACACACGCTATGCAATGGAGTTGCTGAAAGAGATGGTGGATACCGGAAACACCATAGTTTTGTTCAAAGAAAATGACAAATATACTTTGGATGGCGAGGAAGATAACTGTGTTGGAGTAGCCGACACACCTGAGCGTGCAATAGCTGAAGCGTATGCAGAGTGGAGAGAGAAATGAAATCGGTTTATATTATGTGGAACGACTCTACTTCGTGGGCAGGGTGGCAAAAACTACCCCTAAAGGATGAGAAAATGTCCAAGATAGAAACTATTGGATTTGTTATTAAGGAGACCAAGAAGAAAATAATAATAGCCCATAGTATATCAGACATTGGTAATGCCATAGGCGTATTGGCGATTCCGAAAGGGTCAATAATAAAATGGAGAGAGAATGAGTGAACACGAACTGCAAACGCAGATAGTTGAGTTGATCCGAAAGCGCGGTGGGGTTGCCACAAGGGTAAACAGCGGGGGATCTGTCTCAAAACGCGGTGGATACATCCGATTAGCCGACAAGGGTACGGCTGATATTATTGCCTGTTTTCGCGGACACTATATTGCGCCTGAAGTCAAGTTTGGAAAGAACGAGCCTTCAGACGACCAAAAGGATTTTTTCCGGCGCGTCAGAGAAGCGGGGGGAATATCTTTCCCAGTATGGAACATCGAGCAGATGAATCACGAGCTAGACCTATTAGAAAGAGGAGAACAATGAGAGTAGAAACCAGGAATACCTACCAGATCAAGAAGGATGAAGCAGTTTACAAGGCTACAAAGGACTATGAGGAGTTCCGGCATAAGGCTTACGAGAACCTTGACGCAACGGAACGGGTAAAGGTAAACAGGGCGGCGGTTGTGCTGCGGGATATGCTGAAAGAGAGAAGTAGGTCCGCAGAATTATCACTGGACAATGCAGTCGAGATCGTAATGACCAGCCTATACTTCAAGCGGTTTGGAGAAACTCCGATTGAAACGAGGGTAAAGGCTTATGGAAATAAAGCCTGAATACCGAGTTATAGAACTGCTAATGGACCCGCAGCGGTGTAACGATGAGCTGGTATTTCACGGGCATATTTATTACTGTGAGGATTACAGGGGACACGAAGGGCGGCACACCTGCACGGCGGGCGATGTGATCCTCACCTGGAATAAAGGAAATGGAATAGAGTACATAGCATGAGCGAAGTCAAATTATATTTAGGCGACTGTTTAGAGATAATGAAATCCATTCCAGACAAGAGCGTGGACGCGGTGATTACTGACCCGCCGTATGGGATAGGGATTGCGAGTAATCCCTTTCGGCAAAAGTTTGATAAACAGGAATGGGATAACGCGCCTGCCTCAAAAGAAATGATTGACGAGATTATGCGGGTATCAAAACATCAAATAATATGGGGTGGTAATTATTTTGATTTGAGACCATCAAAAGGCTTTATTGTTTGGGATAAGAAACAGGGAGAGGATTTTTCGTCTGCTATGTGCGAGTTGGCGTGGTGTAGTATGCAGAAACCCGCCAAAATGTTCAGTTATTCCGCAAGATATGCTAGGGAACATCCTACTCAAAAGCCACTTGACTTGATGAAATTCTGTATAGCGTTCCTGCCTGATGAAGTAATCACCATCCTTGACCCCTTTATGGGTAGCGGTACAACAGGGGTGGCGTGCGTGCAGACAGGGCGCAACTTCATCGGCATTGAAATTGACGAAGGCTATTTCAAGATTGCGGAGAAGAGAATACACGATGCGCAACAACAGATGAGATTGACGTTATAGACCCCCGAAAGGGGGTTTTTTATTTGTGGTATAATAATCCTATAAAAATAATAGGAGATAAAAATATGTTTGGTGCATTGTTACGAAGTCGCAAGTTTTGGTTGATGGTGTTCGATGTTCTTGTTTCCACCGCAGTATATTTTGTTACTAAATACGTATCCCCGGATTTAGCCGAGAATATTCTCTGGTTGATTGGATCCTGGCAGCCCGTTATTATCGCCGTGATCGTAGGTATTGCTGTAGAAGACGCGGCAGAGAAGCGCGGTCTATAATTTATACTCCCGTCAGGGCGGCACAATGAACAATCACATTTGGCAAATTACTGCAAAACACTTACCCGTATAACCATTGATTGACTGCCCTGATTGGAGTATAGATGTTTCATCAAGCCTATGAGATAATCGCAAACAATCCTGGAATCACAGAGCGCGAACTCCGCGAAAAGTTAGGCATCCCCGTCCCTCTATTTGATAATGAGGATTGTTGTGACGAACTCGCGGGCGTGTTAGCCGATTGCCAGGATAACGGATTATACCTGTACCAAGAGGGTGACTGTTTGTGGATATGTGAATGACGGTAGAAACAAAAGCCATAGAGTTAGTTGCGGAAGTCAGACAGGTGAAAACTATGTCTGACTATTCTGTTAATGTTGTGCTGAACCTTCCCGAATTTTGTAAAGAACAATCAAAAAAGTTTATTGACTGGCAAGGAAAAACAGTCAAAATAGTGGCAATTTTAGACGAATAAGGCGTATAAACACAGCAAAAACATGCCATTTACTAAAGGTAATCCAGGTGGACCGGGCAGACCGAAAAAGAGTGTAGAAGAAAAATACTCTAAAGCGGTATATGCTGCTATTAAGCCAGAGGATCTAAAAGAGATAATCACAATGATTTCAAAGGCTGCTAAACGTGGGGATGTTCAGGCTGCCAAATTGTTATTGAGTTATGTCGTTGGTATGCCCGTGCAAAAGAATGAGATAACCGGAGCGGACGGCGGTAAGATCATTGTGAAACTGATAGATGACACGAGAAGTTGAAATACACACGGAAGTATTCAACGATGCATACCTGCCTTATCTCAACGATGAAACGGAGACGCAGATAATCTATGGCGGGTCCGCATCCGGTAAGTCAGTATTCGCAATAGGGCAGCGGACCGTTTACGACCTGATGAACGGTGGCAGGAATTACCTGATAACCAGGCAAGTTGGCAGGACGATCAAAAATTCGGTATTCAACGAAATTATAAAAGTCATCAATGAATGGAACGTTAATAAATTATTCGGCATCAATAAATCGGACTATGTAATCACGTGTAACAACGGTTATCAGATATTATTCGCGGGGCTGGATGACGTAGAAAAACTGAAAAGTATCACGCCAACAAAGGGCGTTATAACCGATGTTATCGTAGAAGAGGCAACGGAAACAGAACGGGCAAGCGTAAAGCAATTAGAGAAAAGGTTGCGTGGTGGGGATGAGCAAACCCGTAAAAGGATGACGTTATTATTCAATCCTATTTTACAGACGCATTGGATCTACCAGGAATACTTCGAGAATATAGGCTGGGCTGACAGTCAAAAGGAATACCACTCTGAAAAACTATCCATCCTCAAAACCACGTATAAAGATAACCGTTTCCTTACCCAGCAGGACAAGGAACGGCTAGAGAATGAAACCGACCCGTACTATCACAATGTTTATACACTGGGTAATTGGGGAGTATTGGGTTCGGTCATATTTAAGAACTGGCGTGTCGAGGATCTATCACAAATGCAGGCGCAATTCACCAATCCACGCATTGGCCTTGATTTTGGTTATTCCAGTGATCCTGCTGCTGTTGCGATTACTCATTATGACAGGGCGCGAAAAACAATCTATTTCTACGATGAACTGTATGAATGTGGACTGACAAATGATTTACTGGCTGGTGAGGTAAAGAATAAGATTGGTGATAATTATGTAACTTGTGATAGCGCAGAGCCGAAGTCTATTGCAGAATTACAACAGTACGGTATAAGCGCGAAGTCAGCGAACAAAGGTAAGGATAGCGTCTTACACGGTATCCAATGGTTACAACAGCAAACAATAATCCTGGACGTAAAGTGTATCAATGCCAGAAATGAATTACAAACGTACAAATGGAAAGAGGACGCGGGGGGCAATGCGCTCCCTGTACCGTTGGACAAGAATAACCACCTCATAGACGCTTTACGATATGCGTATGAGGATGAGATGCAGGATACATGGTTAATAAGTTAGGGAGCGACAATGGCGAATAACATAAAGGTTAGCGACATCAAGGGAACAGAAGTAAAAGGTATCAACTTTGACTATTGGGGCGGTATCGAGGGGTTTCTTGCATCCACTTCGGGTGGGGGAGGTGGTTACACAGCGCAACAATTACGGCGCGTTGTTCCCTGGCTGGCGAAGGCGACTGACATGACCGCGAATGCTATTGCGTCCCTTCCTTTTGAAATTATTAACTCATCCGGTACGGTTGTGGACAGTTCGTCAGACTGGAAAAACAATTTTGGTGGATTGCCAAGCCCAGACCTATTGTTGCACAAACTGGCAGCCTCGTTGTGTTTGGGACAGGCGTATCTATTCCCTACGTTCACCAAAAGATTAGTGGTAAGTTTACAATATTTCGCGCCGCAAACCATTACACCGAACATAACAGTAGAGGGATTGCAGTGGTTTGACAGGTCAACAGAGCGTGGTAAGGTCGAGAGGTACTATCCGATTGATAGCGAAGTCGAGCCTCCGCTGATGTATTTCTGGCTGCCGGATGCAGATGTGGAGATCGGTCCGGCGTTATCTTATCCGGCGGGTGCAGCGTTATTATCCGCAAAGTTATTATTCAGTTTTGATGATACCATTCAAACCTATTCAGAACGCGGGTTCGTGCCCGCCACGCTGTTGAGCGCAAAGGGAATGCCCGGTCCTGCTGAACGCGAGAAGGCAGAGAACTGGTGGAATCGGTTCTTGCGTGGCTGGACAAAAGAAGCTGCGAAGATCGTAAACGCTGAAGCAATGACCGTTAATCGCATCGGTTCCGGCATGGATGAGCTGAAGGGTGCTTATTCCGAAATGACCAAACAGGCTATTGAGAATATCGGCACGGCTTATGGTATCCCCGCCGCGCTATTCATGTCTGACATGGCATACGCAACCGAAGCCAACGCGATGATAAAGGTGTGGTATCAGACAAGCGTATTCGTAAAGATTTACAACACCATTCAAAACACGTTCAATGACCAGTTGTTAGAACGCTATGGGCTAAAGTGGGTATTCAGACCGGAAACGATAGACGCATTCCAGGAAGAAGAATCGAGCCGGGCATCTGCGTTCAAGGTGTACGTGGATGCCGGTATCAAGAAGTCTATTGCTGCGCAAATGGTAGGGCTGGAACTTCCAAGCGGGATTGAGTATGACGACTTGGACGACAAGGAACCAGAACCGGAGCCTATCATTCAGCGAGTTGTAGCACAACCTGAAGCACGGCCTGAGCCGGAAGAACCCGAAGAAGATCCGGAAGAGAAGTCCATTGTTCTGACTGCTGCATATATAAAAGAGCTGGATCTGTGGCGGCAGATAGCGGAGCGCAACGAGCGCAAGGGCAAGGGAAGGGCGGCTGACTTTGAATGTAAGGTAATCCCCAGACATTTGGCAGATGAGATAAGAACGAAATTACAATCTGGAATTGACATTGCCAAAGCATTTGAGATCGGAAATTCCGAAATTCAGAAACAACCGATTGACAATGAGGGGCTAAAGATGCTGGCAGACGCTATTAACAGGTCAATGGAAACGCCGGAAGTAAAGACCCCCAGCATTGTCATAAACGGAGCGCCGATAAACTATACAATGCCCCAACAGGACCAGCCGAATATCGTTGTCAACGTCCCGGAACAGGCTGCTCCTGTTGTGAATATTTCACCTGCTGAAGTCAAGGTGACAAATGAGGTTAATCCGACTCCGGTAACGATTGAGAATACAGTCAATGTTCCAGAGGAAGGAAAGACCGAGCTGAAGGTAAAGCGTGACAATAAGGGTGTAATTACAGGGATGACAAAAGAATGATAAAACACGCAAAAGTATTGACCCGTCCCAATAATCCGGCAAAAGAGGTATCAACTGATGCCTGGAATGCTGAACATGTTGGTATAAATCCGCACGGGCATACAGGTACAGATGATGGCGGATTGATCGAATTAACCACTGGTCCGCAAGGTCCGGCGGGACCGCAGGGAATACAAGGACCGCAGGGAGAACCGGGTTACACGCCAATCAAGGGTGTGGATTACTTTGACGGCGCTCCCGGAACACCAGGTGCTAAAGGTGACACTGGTGAACAGGGTCCGGCTGGTGCTCCCGGTTTACAAGGACCGAAAGGGGATACGGGCGCAACTGGACTTCCCGGCGCTGATGGAGCGCAAGGGATACAGGGTATTCAAGGACCTCCGGGAAGTGATGCAAGTGTAACTAAAGCGAATGTTGAAGCGGTGCTGACGGGTGAAATATCCTCTCACACGCACGCGGGAGGCGGTACACCGATTGGGTACACAATAAACGTGCAGGCGTTGACAAGTTCTCCTGCTGACGGGGCAACTATATATTTCGGTATGCTGCCAAGAGCGCCGTCAACCGCAGCCGCCACCAACAGGGTATATGTCCGCAAGGCAGGAACTATCAAGATTGCTGAAATCTATTGCTATTCTGGCACGGCAGGAACGGCTGAAAACTGGTCGCTGTACATCCGAAAAAACAATAGCGCGGATACGCTCATTGCGACTGTTGCGCTGAACACAAAAGAGCGCATATTCAGCAACTCCAGTTTGGACATTGCAATGGCAGCAGGTGATTATTTCGAGATTAAGGGTGTACAGCCAACATGGGCGACTAACCCAGCCACTACGATATATGGTGGATATGTTTACATTGAGTAAATATGGATTTATTCGATGTCTTATTTGACGCAAGTTTTGACAAAGAGGGAATATTTGACGATGACCTGTTTGATGACGAATTATTTACGATGGGAATAGACGTGCCAGTAGATATAACACCAAATAAATATGGCCGTCTTGTTCAATCGCTATTTGAAAAGAAACGCAAGAATGAAGAAGATGAATTGATGCTTATTCTGGCGGGGTGGCTGGCGTGAAAATACCCAATAGCATTATATTTGACATCCTGGACGCGATACCGCAGCTAATGGATACGGTTGAACTGAAGGTGGACGTGCTGATGAATCACGGGTATATCTCTGCAAAGTCGCGTGATCCACGAGAGCCGAAAAGACACTTCAAGATACGGGTAGAAAAGCAACTGCGGGAACTATTTGCTAAACGCTTCAAGCGACAATTAGAGCAATTACGTTATGGTAATTTCATCCAGTACAAGGCACGTAAGAAGCCACTCCCCCCTCCATTGCCAGGGTGGGAAGAAGAAGAATGGATAGAGGAATTGTTTACCGTTGTATTCACAGCCTTGAAATATGGCATAGAATTATTCAGCGAAGAAATATCCGTTGGCATTGATTACACCATGAGCAACGTAGAAGCGATGACCTACGCGCGGAAATATGCCAGCGACCTGGTAAAAGGCATTGATGAAACAACGGGCGCGATAATTGAGAATGCTATCGGTGACTTCGTGGATAAGCCAGGATTCAACATCGGGAATATCATTGACCAGTTGATAGACGCGGGCATGACCGAGAAACGCGCCGCCAGTATTGCGGTCACGGAAACGACAAGGGCATTTGCAGAGGGGCAGTTAGAAGCGGCACGGCAATTTCAAAAAGAATATCCTGATTTTACGATTGTAAAGCGATGGGAGACAAATGCCGATGACAGGGTGTGCGATATTTGCGGTCCATTACAGGGAGAAGAAATACCGATAGAAGAAAACTTCTCTAGTGGTGACCTTGCACCTCCAGCACACCCGAATTGTCGCTGCTGGATAAACCACTACACCAAAGAGGGCGCTGATGTCAACAGGTAATCAGGTCAATGTTGAGGTAAGGGGGCTAGAGGAGCTGAAGATAAAATTCGCTAAACTGAAGCGTGACTTATCTAAATATATGGCAGATGCTGCGGTGGACGCGACAAAAAGCGTTGTATTATTGCCTCGTGGCGGGGGTGGCGGTAAAGAACACGCACTATACCCGCCGGAAACGGCAGCGAATAAAGCGCCTGAGCCTTTTTACATTCGCGGCGTTGGTATGCAATATAAAAAGGGAAACACATACAAGTCGGAGAAATTAGGGTCAAGTTTTATAGTTAAAAAGGTTGGGTATGGTGCAAGGATCGGAAACAATGCCAGTTATGCCCCGTATGTAATTGGGGATAACCAGTCACGGAGAATGAAGGAAATTGGATGGACAAAGTTAATTGACGTTGCTAAAGAAAACCTGGATAAAATCAAAAAAGTATTTCAGGTTTGGATTGACAAGGCGCTAAAGAACGATGGCTTGAAGTAGTTATAAATAGAAATAATGCCTAAAAAGTAGTATAATATTTTTATGGCATTATTTATTTAAGGAGGATAATGAATAAAGGCGAAAATCTAAAAGTTCCAACTGGCGGGCAAGTAACTGACATCAGCGAAATAGAGATGGTTGAAAAGGTAATGGAATCGAAGCATTACGCAGGAGGAAAATACACAGAGCAGTTTGAACACGAGTTTGCTAAATTCGTTGGCAAGAAATACGGGGTATTTGTCAATAGCGGTTCATCTGCCAACCTTATCGCGGTCAATGCGCTGATTGAGCTGACGGGGCATTTCTACTTTACCACGCCAGCAACCACATTTCCGACAACGATCAACCCGCTTATTCAGACGGGGCGCGACATTACCCTGGTTGACGTGGATGCGGAAACCTATCTTCCGGAGAGTGCTAATTATGGGGCGATGACGCTGGGGAATTATCGCCCTTATCCATTGATAGAGGATAGTTGTGACGCGATGTTTCCTGGAAGATACACGGGGATAGCACAGACATTCTCGTTTTATCCGGCACACCACATGAGTACCGGAGAGGGAGGGATGATAACAACTGATGACCCTGATTTTTACCGCGTGGCCAGATCGTACAGGGATTGGGGGCGTGACTGCTGGTGTGCGCCTGGCAATGATAATACTTGTGGTAAGCGGTTTGAAACGCTGTTAGACGGTAGATTCTACGACCACAAGTATATCTATTCCAGGATAGGGTATAACTTACAGGCAACCGATATACAGGCTGCAATCGGAATAGCACAACTGAAGAAACTTCCAGAGTTCACCAAAAACAGGGCCCGTAATTTCAATATACTCTATGAGAAGTTGAAACCATACGAAGCCTATTTCATACTACCCAAAAGTATTCTTCCGGACACACCCTGGTTTGGGTTTCCGTTGACGCTAAAGAACGACTGGCATTTCAGCAGAAACGAGATTATAAAGTTTCTGAATGAAAAGGGAGTGGGAACACGGATGCTGTTTGGTGGGAATATCAGCAAACAGCCAGCGTATAAGGATGTGAAATTCAACATTGAGGGTAGTTTACCGAACTCTACAAAAATAATGCGGGACACGTTCTGGGTTGGGTGCTGGCACGGTCTGACGGTTGAGCAAATGGAATACGCAGCCGAAACGATAAAGGAATTTATATTCAGGAGAATGATGTGAGAGTACTACTCACAGGGTCTACTGGTTTCTTTGGAACGTGGTTCAAAAATACCATAGAGTGTACCGCGTCAACAAGAGAATCCTACGCCAACGATCTAAAGGGTGAGTATGATTACATTATTCACCTTGCACCCGTGCCGATTGAACCGATTATAGAATGTGCAAAGAAAAACAATGCCAGTGTGCTATACACCTCATCGGGGGCGGTATATGGCGGGGCAAAACAACGATGCAAGGAAACGGATTACCCAAACCCAAGAACGGCCTATGCTATCGAAAAACTGCGGTCAGAGAATTTACTGATAAACAGCGGGCTGGATTATAAGATATGCAGGCTGTTCACGTTCTGTGGTGAATATATGCGCGACTATTTCGCTATCACGGCATTTGTTAACGCGGTCAAGAATAACAAGCCACTGGTATTGTACGGTGGGGGCTTGTCAATAAGGACCTATCTTTACGCAAAAGACGCAGTAGACTGGATGCTAAAGATATTGCACGAGGGTTACGGGGTCTATAACATCGGAAGCGAAAGGCAGATAAGTATAAGAGAATTGGCCAACGAGGTATCTGGAATGGTCATCCCGCGCGCCGATATTATCAGCGACAAGAGAGAATTTCACGACCCCGCGCCGTATTACGTGCCGAATTGTGACAAGGCGCATAGACTTGGATTGTTTCAAACATACGACCTGGATTATGGAATTAGGAGGATGTTGGATGCGTAATTGTCCGGTATGTTCTTCAGATAAACGAAAATTATTATGGCGTTCTGACTATATTGTTCCCGATGGATGGACGCGCCCGCATTACATTGACTGGCAGCAATGCGAATGTGGGATGATCTACGGGGATAACCCGCTTGTTACTCAACGGGATTATGACACATACTATACAGAACGCTATGGATACGGGGTCACGGATGACGAATGTAAGTTAAGACTGATTGCACGTGCAGAATATATCAGCAGGGTCTATACCGATAGTGCCAGGGTGGTTGACTTTGGAGGCGGGGACGGTGTTCTTCCCGACTGTTTGCGCGATTTGGGATTTGCTGATGTTTGGAATTATGGTATTGGCGATGATATGCCACAGAATTGTGATGCTATCGTAGCCGAACACGTTTTAGAACACATATACGATCTGGACACAGCAATGCGAATAATTACAGGCGCATTGAAAGACAACGGAATGCTGTTAGTGGATGTTCCAGATGCCGGTAGAATAGCAATCGAGAGAAATATCAAAACGCCGATATTAGACTTCTCGCAGGTGCATATCAATCATTTTAGATTAGTGGATATGCTGAATTTGATGAAAAAATGGGGGTTTGAATTAGTAGAAACAAAGAGTTATCACGAGAGAGGAAGCGCATGCAGACAATACGTGTTTATCAAAGACGGTAACCTGGTTAGTGGCGCGTCTAAATGGTTCGTAGCGAAAAACATCTCTGAACGCATACAGGAATTGAGAGCGCTTGGCAATAAACCTGTTTGTGTTTGGGGGTTCGGTGATATTGCTTCCGAATGCCTGGCGGGGTGGTTTCCAAACGTGAAGTATTTTGTATGCAATGACCCAGCATTTGAGGGAACAACGATCAGGGGACTTCCGGTGTACAAGTCTCCGATTGACAACCTTCCGATTGTGGTGATAGCGCAATCGCAAAAGGAAATACTACTGGAGAAAATCAGAGGGCTTGGTCTTGACAACCAGGTTATTGTGATATGAGCAATTTATTGCAAATTAGGGTTACTGGTGATGTTATAGCAGATTTATTTACCAACGGGATAAAACATTATCAAGTCACAAATGGATTGCCAACAGGATATAAATTTGGCGGGGCATTACGAGACCATCCTTCTAGCGGAGTTTGGGTATTAGTGTTTGAGTCTGAATTCCCAAAAGAAAACAATGAATTATATCCAACATTTGAGTATATGAAATGAGAGTATCTGATTACATCATCCACGAATTAGAGAAGCATACACGCCATGTCTTTACGCTGGTTGGTGGTGGCTCGATGCACCTGAATGATGCGCTTTACGATTCGAACATAACCCCTGTATTTTGCTTGCACGAGCAGGGCGCGTCAATGGCTGCAATGACGTATGCACAACTTACCGGATTTGGTGTGTGTATGGTAACTTCCGGTCCGGGTGCTACGAATGCGATAACGGGCTGCCTTCAGGCGTGGATGGATAGCGCTCCTGTATTGTTTATCAGCGGGAATGTGCCAACTTATAACATGGCGAAGAATGGGGAGCGTTATGTCGGACCGCAGGAGTGCGACATTATCAGCATGGTCACGGGGATAACGAAGTATGCAACGCAAATACAAAAAGGCGAAAAGGGATGGGCTATCAAGACAATGTTAAATAGCGCAATCCGTGAGACACAGCAACCCCGTCAAGGGCCGGCTTGGCTTGACATTCCCCTTGATATTCAAGGAGCAGAGATTGAATAAGCCCGTCATCCTCGCTGGTGCCGGTTGTCTATCCTGTCGCGATGAGTTTATCGCGTTCATAGAGCGTGTTAAAGCGCCTGTACTATTGACATGGAAGGCGATTGACCTACTGCCAGATAACCACCCGTTGTATTGTGGCAGACCCGGAATGATTGGTCAGTATGCAGCGAATAGGATATTACAGGAGTGTGACTTCCTGCTTGTGCTGGGCGCGAAGATGGACAAAGACCAGACGGCGTATCAATTGGATAAGATAGCGCCAAAGGCAACAAAATGGATTATTGATATTGATAGAACAGAAATTGATAAATTTAATACATCTTGGTTTAGAATATGTGGCAACTTAAAAGAAATTTTACCAGACATTGATTGCCTATATAATAATTGGAGTTGCATAGAATGGCTAAAGGAATGTCATTCTTTGAATTTCAATTGTCCCGTCATCAATCCAGATCTATGGAAACAAGAGGACGCGAATTACTACTGTTTTCTTGACGAACTTACACGACAAGCGAAAAATGATGACGTTATCTCTCCGGAATGTTCCAACTCTGCGCCCGCGTTGTATCAATCTTGGCGAGTAAAAGAGGGGCAGAGGTTCACCTATGCGGGGGCGCTTGGAGCAATGGGGTCAGGCTTGCCAGGCGCAATAGGCGCGGCATTCGCAACCGGAAGGCGCGTAATAACCGTTATGGGTGACGGGGGTTTTATGCTCAACGTGCAGGAGTTGGAAGTCATCAAGCGGCACAACTTACCGATAAAGATATTCGTGATAGATAATGGCGGCTACGGAGCGATTGAGAATACACAGCGGGCATACTTCAACAGCAGGCTCGTTGGATGCAATAAGGAAAGCGGGCTGACACTGCCGGATATTTACGATGTGGCAATTGCATTTGGAATACCAGCGATGAAGATAGTCCGCAACGATGAGATAAAACAATCGTTATCAGTCGCGCTTATCAATGACAGTCCTATCGTTGTGATAGTCAAGGGTGATCCACAATTCAAGCCGGCACACACGGTAAAAAAGACAATGGTTAATGGAGTTCCGACAACAGGAAAGTTTGAGGACATAGAATGAGAACAAAAAAAGTAGAAGCAAAACAGGAAGACCCGCGCTATATTATTGTTAGTGGGGACAATGTCGAATCTCTCCAGGTGATGGTAAACTTTTTTATAACTAAAGGGTATTCACCCGTTGGGGGCGTGGCGGTCAATTCTACAAGTTTTTATCAGGCGATGATTAGACCCGTATCCTATAAACTGTAAAAACACTTGTGGTATAATAATAACAACTGAATAGGCGCGGGGGTTACCCGTTGCCAATAGCCGCGATGCGTTGCCATCGGCTCGCTTTATCTGAAAAGATAATGGCGGGCTAATTTTATATTAACGAGGTGTTTATGGATGAACAAGACGAACTAATTACTTTTGGCAGCGAAATAAAAGCGCTTGGAAATGGCAAGGTTGGCGGCTATCTCATTCGCTATTCAAGCAAGGATGACCCCGACCTGACAAACGACTTCTTCACCAAAGACACACAGCTGCATTTCCCGTCTGAATTACCAGTCCTCTACAATCACGGAATGGACAAGACCCTGCGTAAACGGATAATCGGCAAGGCAACGATCAAGATGTCAGACGCGGGCGCTTGGGCGGAGTCACAGCTTGACCTGCGGGATGAATACGAAAAGGAAATCTACAAGCTGGCTGAAGCTGGGAAGTTAGGCTATTCATCCGGTGCTTTATCTCACCTGGTAGAGCGCGAACCCGCCGGAAAAGGCGTGTCGTTTATTAAGTCGTGGTTTGTGGGTGAGGTTAGTCTTACCCCTACCCCGGCAGAACCCCGCAACGGGGTAATGTCATTAAAAAGTTTGATACCTCCCGAAGAGGCGGCGTTGCCGATTGACGGAGATAACGAAATCCAATCAAAACAATCCATAGGAGAAAAGAAAATGGAAACTGAAATTGATGTCAAGGCACTTGTCGCCGCCGAAATCAAGGCGATGAAAGACGCGGAAGCCGCTGAAAAAGCGCACGCAAAAGAGATCGAAGACGCAAAAGCCGAAGGCGCTCGGCAGGCAGCCGAAGAGTTTGCCAAGAAGCTACCCAAGAAATACCACTCCATTGACAAGCAGAATGACTCTGACGAAGGACTTGGAGCGTTCAAGGCTTGGTTAGGAACTGGACAGGTAAATCACGAACTTATTGAGCCTGACAATGTTTGGGGGACTGTAAAAACTTCCGGCGTTGTAAATGTCACAACTGGTGCAGAAGGTGGTTATCTTGTACCAGATCCATTGCTGAACCGCATTGTTGCTAAACGCGATCTACAATCATGGGTTCGTCAAGCGCCTTGCCAGTATTTCACTACAGAGGCAGATCACTTGCTAATCCCGGTTGAGGATACCCGCACTGCTGATTTTACCGAAACTGCTGAAAGTGCTGCGTTCACCAATGAAACAACCGGAAACGTAGGGCAAATTGACCTTGCACTGAAGAAATATACAAAGTATTGGAAGGTCAGCTATGAGTTTCTTAACGGGCAAAATTCAAATTGGGAAGAGTATTTGAGCAATGTAATTGGCAGAACGGTTGCCGGGTCTGAAAACAATGTGGCGACTGCGATTGTTGTGGCTGATGCAACCGCTGGTAGCGCCTTCGCTTCCGCAACTGCTATCACTGAGCCTGAACTTGCCCGCTGTATTGGTGAGTTGTCCAACGGGTACGCGGTACGATCTGAAGCCGGGTTCCTAACCAAGAACGGAACCAAATGGTATTTGAAGGGCATCGCCGGTAATTCCTTCGCCTTCCTGCCTACACCGCAAGGGTCAGGAATTGAAGATGGTTTCTTTGGCTTCCCATCATACGTGTCTGACGATATGGCAGCCATGACCGCTGGGCTAAAGTCAGTCTTGTTTGGAAACTTTCAATATGTAGCTGTTCTCGAAAAACCAGGCGTAATGATCCAGCGCAACCCATTCTTATATATGGGAAGTGGACAGGTTGGAATTTTTGCTCACTACTTCCGCGCATACGATGTTCTTCAGAGTGAAGCCATCCGCATTTACGCACAGGCATAACCAACCAATAAGGGAGGGTAGCAATACCCTCCCAAAACAAGGAGAATAGAAAATGGCTCATAATAAAAAGTTTGGTGAATTCATGGCAGCGGCAATGGTTGTGCCACCTGCCGCCGTTACATCAACCGCTTTAAGCGCAAGTTCTGTGAATGCTACCGGGTATGACCGGGCAACCTTCATCTTCCAGATGGGAGCGCCGTCCTCAACCGATGCATACCTGTCAAGCGGCGTGTTGATCTACAAAGCCTCAACCTCCGGCGCTACCTACTCCGCCGTGACTAGCGCTTCTTTTGGCACTCACATCACGGGCGGGGCAATGAGCAAAGCAAACTTCGTCATTGACGTGAATGTTGACAAAGATAAACCCTGGATGAAAGTGTCCGCCTCTAACTGCTCGTCAACTGGCTACTACTCGGTGATCGCTGTGTGCAGAACTGCACAGAATAACCCTCCTACGACCTTATCAGGTCAGATGGTCTACGTGGATTAGTACATGGAAAAAGTAGTCTTATGGGTTCCAACTGCTACAAAAAGACCGGAATCCTGGCTATGTGTTGATACTTACTTGAAAATGAACGTGCCTGATGGTTACCAGATGATCTGGAAGCGGGGGCTACCCGGAAACATCCAGATCGTCTGGAACCAGGTTGTTAAAGATTTTCTGGCGAGTGACTGCACGTGGTTATGGAGCGTACACGATGACGTTGTATTCTCGGAGGATACTTTAGCGCGTCTGTTGTCATGGAATAAACCGCTTGTAAGCGCGTTGATATTCCACCGTCATTCCCCGCAGCTGCCTCATATCTGGAAAAAATTGGATGAAGGCTATGCACAGATGATAATGGAAACACGGCAGTGGTTTTTACAAAGACCAAATGACATCAAGTTTGGTCCGTATATCATAGACCCGCGCCCTGATGACGCGCTTGTCGAGTCGGGGTTCACCTCAACATCATGCACTTTGATGCACCGTGACGTTTTGGAAGCAATGCGGGAAGAGACAAAAGAAACCTGGTTCAAGTTGGATTACGAATACGGCGGCGGTGAAGACCGCAATTTCTTTGAACATGCCCGGATAGCAGGTTATCCAAACTACGTTGACCGCTCTTGTATCGCAGGGCATATCATGGGTGACATTCCAACGAGTACCGCTGAATTTATGATGTGGACGAACGGCAACAAGTTCACGGCAACGGGCGAGGAAGAGTACGTGAAGCAGCAGGAAAAGTTGAAAATG